TAGTAACAACCCCCCGTTCCATGAGTTGTTTTCATGCAAAGCACGTTAGTGCCCCGAACGGACGCGGACCCTGTTGGCTTCTACTGCTTCGACAAGCGAGCCGCCATTGGTTCTGGATAAACTGTTTCCATTTTATCTATCAATTCAAAGATAGATCCTGTCATCAATCTGTAGCCTAAGCCAACATAGATTTGTCCTATGACCACAGCTATAGTCATTATACCCCAGAAAGTATAATACTTATTTGTTTTTTGTACCCTTCCCTTTGCCATTTTTCTTGGGTGGTCTTCCTTTTTTAGTTCCGTATGTACCAGGTCCGTAAGGCATTATACGTCACTCTCTACATAATCAGGTGCTACTGTTGCACAATAACGTGCACGGTTAGCATCATTTGCAAGAGCAGTTGTTGTATCAGCTCCGTTACCGGAACCATCTGTTGCATATGCAGGTAAGAAACCAGGATCACCTGATGTCTTCACTGCATATAGTACTGACCAGCCGCCTCCAGCTTGGACAGCTTTTGGATCATAACCTGTTGCGTCTGCCATGATTAGAAATTAATGTTAGAACGTTCTAGTTTATCGTATATCTCCTGACGATAAGCAGGATCTTTTTCGTAGCGTGGATCTTCCATAGCTTTCACTACTTGAGCTTGGCTTGCGAATTTAGTTCCTTCTGATTTAGCTGCTTTACCTTGAAGCATTTCACCATCGACTCCATTAGAATCATCAAATCTATACTTCAATGCCTGAACAGCAAAGTAAGCAGCGAGAGGGTTGCCTTGTCCCATAACAGAATCATACATCTCTCTTTCTTTTTCAGTAAGATTTGATCCAGCCCACTGCATCATCTTTCCATACTGATCTTCACCACCAACAACACCTTTAAGTTGTTTGATGTTATCATCAGATAGTTCTGTTTGCTGTGGTTCAGGAGCTTCAGATCTTTCCTTAAGATACATCTGTGCTATCTCTCGGGCATCCATTCCACCAAGTTTATCTAAAGTTTCTTGGTTAAATTTACCTCCTTTAGCTTCATCCCAAAGAGTATTGAGAAAAGAAGTATCAGTTTCTTCTTCCTTCTCTTCCTTAACCTCTTCCTCTTTAGCTTCAGGTTCAGCCTTCTCTTCTTTAGGCTCACCCAGTTTCTTTTGTAACTCAATGTAACCTTGCTCTAAATCTTCAGCTGTTTTAAATTTGCCAGCAAGCATTTGTTCTTGCTGTTCAGCCATCTTCTCACCAACCTCTAGAGAATTCTGTTCCTCTTCAGTCAGCTCACCTTCTTTTGTTTCAGAAGGATCATACGTAAGTGTTGCCATCTACTGTTTCTACTGTAAGGTTTCCAAGTCCAACTGTTGTCACCTTCTTACCAGGTGCACTAATTTTTGGACCGCCAACTTTCATTCGAGGTGCATACTTCATCTTCATTTCATTCTTCTCTTCGAAGAGTTCTTTGTCATCTGCACTCAAAGGTGGTTGGACTTTCTTTGTTGCTCGCTTAGCCCTCCGGGGGCGCGACGGCTTCTGGTTGTCCACTGAGTTCCTCCGCTAGTTGTGGGTTTTTAGTTGGGTCATTCATAGGATCACTAGCTGCGATCTTACCTTGTTCAATAGCCATCTGTTGTTGTTGCATAGCTTGATCTTCACCTTGCACCTCCTGCATAGAGCGTACAAGATTAAGTATATCAATACCTTGAGCAGCTGCTAAACGTTTAATGACCTCTTCAGGGTTAATGAATTTTTGTGTAGCCTCTGGTCCCATAGTCTGAGAGATAGTAGTTAGGAACATACCTAATGCTTCTCTATCTTGACCACGACCTAAAGCATTTACTCCAGCTACAATAGTAGGTGTTACCATTTCTTTAGGTAACTTAGGTATACGTCCAGTCTTTTGGAAGACTGACAATTTCCTGTTTAAATATGGTACTAAGAACTCAACTGTTAGTAAGCTGAATAGCCCACCGAGTTGTTGCTCTAACTCCATCTGTGTCATACGTACTTCTTCTGCAGTGGTACGCTCTGACTGTCTAATATTTAGAATCAAGAATGCTTCTGACAATCTCTTTTCTAATTGTTGCATCATATTATATGCAGTTGCGAAGTCTGCAGTCTTACCGACTTGCACAACTCCGATATCATCGGGACGTCCTTGGACGATAGCACCGTTACCTGCCTGAGCTAATGTCTGTGGCTTAGTAGTGCTTGATGGTGACACAACAAAGACAACTTTAGCTGCCGCTGCTGATCCTTCTGTGATTGCTTGTGAGAGGGCTTCAAGAGACTTAAGATCTCCTACGAATTCCTCTACTCTTCCGCGCCCATAGGCTTCCCCGTCAACAGTATTAAACCTTAGATGAATCCATGGATTAGTATCTAACGGTGCCTTACCTCTAGACGCTGGGATAATTTTATCAAAAACTTCTTGATGCCAAATGAAACGATTACCATCTCTCTTTACATGAGTATAGACATCGCAATCTTCTCTGTCTTCATCTTCCATACCTGGAGCTGGTGGCTCATAATCAGGTATCACATCTGCCAATAATTTTTTGGCGATTTTTTCTTTAGTGACGATTTCAATTACATTACCGTTGCCGTCTCTATCTATCACAAAACGGTTTAGCGGATAGAGTTTTAACCCATCCTTACCCATAAAGATTAGAGCGTTACCTGCTACTACCAAATGCTTAAGCGCTTGGTGTATAGCAACACGATCATCAGATGCCGCAATGGCGTCCATGATAGTACGTTCAATCTTTGCAAAGGATAAATCTAATTCGGTCTTAACTTCTGGAGGAACTTGTTCACCCAATTGTGAGTCATCCATTTGTAACTTAAAGAAACTAGTGTTCACAGGCATAAGCCCTAACATAAGTTTACTTGCTAAAGTTACTACACCTTTGGCTCCAACTGATTGCCAAGGTGTTGGTAGATCACGGGTTGCTCCCCTGAATTGTTCTTCATCTCGAATTAGATAAGGCAGTGTTAATCTAGCTGCTGTATCTGCTTGTGCTAAATACTCTGAACGGTATCCTAATAAAGCGTCATATCTTTTTTTAGCTGTCATTAGATGTTAAGAGTTGTGTTTTGGAACCTTCTTTGGTTTCTACTAAGACCACCTAAACCAGTAGCTATCTGTCCAGCTAATTGATTTGAAGATGGTGCTCCTTGTATTTGCATTGCACTATTACCTGTGACAGCAAATGGTGTTCTAACTTGATTAGCTGCTGTCATTGCAGCATTAGCTGATGCTTGGTTAGCTGCAATAGCTAATGAATTAGAACTTTGCTGACTAGTTAAGTCTTCTATTTGAGTTGAATAATCAGGTAGATTACTAATAGTATCATCAAGTGAACTTTGAGTAACAAGGTTAGATGTATCTACTCTGTTTTGATATCCTTCTCGCAAGCCACGTTCCATTGCAGCCTGACCAATCAAAGTATTATATACACCTTGATTGATTTCTCTAGAACCACTTGTACCATGCTCACTATGTTGAGCACCAAAATCATTTGATCGTAACCAATCTAAAATACTAAGGCTAGTGTAACCTTCACCTTTAGCTTTTCTTAAATCACCAGGACCAAAGCCTGGTAGATCACCTTGAAGTACAGTAGTACCTCCAGCTCTACCAGAATAACCTGTTCTAAATCCATAATGTTCTTGCCAACTCATAATTTATACCTCCCCCCATGCTGCGGGTATGTTAGCGGGTCTTTCAATGTTTACAGTTTGTATATTAATATCTGGTCTAGTAGTAACAGGTGTTGGTGTCCTTGGTTGTTCAGTAATAGCAGGATGAGTAGCAGCTTGTGTATCCATTGCATTTAATCTAGCTGTAACTCTCTCTTCCATAGAAGCTGCTGTAAATAAAGAAGTAGGTTCATAGTTGTAAGCTGTACTAGGATCTCTTGCAGTTCCTACCATGTCTTGTGTTACTGTAGTCATAGTACCACCAACCAATTGTTCTGTACCTACATGACTTTGATGTAAGTATGTAGATGTGTACATATTATCCCAGGTAGTCCAGAAGTCATTATCATTCTCACCTAAACCCTCTTCATCTAATTCACCTGAAGCTATTCTTCTATTAACTTCTCGAATGAAAGAGATCCTATCTACATCACTATCTCTATCCCAGAAATGACCCCAATCACCTTGATCCCTAGTGTGTTCACCACTTTGAGTAGTGTAATCACCATCGCTAGTCATATCATTCCAGGCATTGCGGTAAACTTGAGAGTCTTTATAATAAGCCCAATCAACTTGACCTCTAGTAAGCCATTCGAAATGCCTCCTATTGGTATCAGTAGGTTGCTCACGATCATAAGCTACTCGAACTAAATCAGTACCCCAATGAACTTGAACATCTTCAGTGCCAATACGTTGGTCTATATCAGAAGCACTTGGATCTCTACCATGCCAAACTCGATTGCTTGTATCAAAGAGATCATCTATGTACCAGGTTTCGTATGTATCTACCTGTGTATCTGATAATTGATGTTGATTCCAAAACTCATGTGCTATATCTAGGTACTGAGATTCATCAGAAGAACCTTCAGGTCCAAATCTATCATCGTTTTCTCTTCTACCTCTATCTATATTCTGTTGTTCAAGGAACCAACTCCATTCGTTATCGCGAACGCCACCGACATCCTTGCCAGTGACATTTAAATCACGTTCGTTACCAGTATACCAATCTTGACTACTCCATCTAGGCATAACTTATTCCTCAAGTCGTTTGACAAGCCATTCTACTACTGAGCGTTGACCTGCTTTGTACATTATACTTGTGATCTCTTCTTTGGGGTGAGGATTAACGATGGGGAAATTCAACTCCATCTCTTGAAGGATCTTATCATCAACTCGAGGTCCAAGTACAGCCTCAAGCATATTGTGGGAGGTTTGCATTACTGTGTTCAAAGAAAGCTGGAACCCTAGCTGCTTTCGTCTCAGAGAACTCAGGTGCTTTACCTTCGTACATTAAACGATCGCTAGCATCCAGCCAGAATTTTTTGTCCAAATATCTATCGTAGGTATTTATACCTAGGGGTTGAAGAACCCAATTAATGGTGGCTTTCCTAAGTTTATCCAGAGAAGGACTAGGAAGAAGCCCCAACTCCCTACAAACAAGAGAATTTGAAGCAACGTGGATCTGTTCATCTCTGGAAATATCAGCTGATACCGTTCTGAGACCAGCATCACCATTAAAGCGAAAAAAAGGAAGTAAAACAAAGAATATAGCACGTTCAGCTACCAATGCTTTAGTTATAGTGTGGTCGGGGTGTGACTCCCATGCTGATCGGAGTTTGAGTGCCTCCGATTCAGCTGTAGGGTCAACCCCAATTGAATTAGCAATATACCCAAGAGCAAGGTCATGTTTAATTTCGTCCTTTACGTTAAGTTCGAGTAGTTCTCTCGCGTGCTCTGGAACCTCTTTTTCCAGTGCTTCTTTAATGAATTCCCCCACTGGGAGCTCCATGTGCCGTAGAGCGAGAGCACGGCGGATAGCATCTTCTGATCCATCTTTAAGTTGTCCTGCGGTGGTTTGTACCGGAGTCCATGTCCGGCGTCTTTCAATTAATTTTTCGTAAGGTGTCTTTCTCATTCTTGACAATCACATGTAAGGGGTTCGTCTTTTAAGATCCCCTCCAAGTATTCGTCGACATCAGTATCTTTTAATGCTGCATACGCATCGCTTTTATCCTGTACGTCTCCCATTACTTGAAGGCTATAATAGAGGGAGGTCTGGGGTGAATCCAGCCACTCTTGCACGAACGCATTGTCGTATTCTACAACATCACTCCAAGAGCTGTAGCCATGAAGAAGTCCCGTAATCTCTAACATTTTCATCAGTTCGTCAGCCACCTTTTTATAGGCATCCCAACCAACTTCGCTTGCGATTTCTACATCGCCATATTCATAAGTTTGTACACCAAAGGTTCCACTGTCTCTGTCCACAGTCCTACCTACAGGTGGTGCAATTTCTGGGGTACAAGTATACCCATCTAAATCTTTGCTGCGATAAGAGCAGCTAGCAGTAGGAGCAATAACAAAGGCTCGCTCCATATTGTGACCACGAGCCACAAGCTCGGCTGAGTAAATACCCTGCTTGAATGCAATAGCAATTTCTTTAGCAACTGTATCCGCTATTAAGTCTCCATTGTTGACGGCTTCGAGGGCGTCTCCGAAGTCTCTGTAACTGACACCATATCGTCGCAAGAGATTCGCGAGTCCAAGGAGTCCAAGTCCGACTTGGCGATCCGTTTCACTCGGAAGGTACTCTCCAGTCCCTCCAACGCCTGTTCGGCTATGTAAATTGCACAGCTCGGACATACCCTGACTGAAAGCCGTTGGTATGTCGGCGATTGTAGTGGCACCGAGATTGACATGCTCGAGCAAGCACGTTCCTCGTGTTGGCAAATATACCTCAAGACAGACGTTTCCATAGATACGGTTCCCATTTTTGTCATGTTTTATTTTGTTGAGCCAGATGTCGCCGGACTTGATGGCGCCAATGATGGCGTCTCTAACTTCAGCTCCGGCGTTGAACCAAGCTTCTTCTGTAAGGTCGACGCATCTTTTAATCCAGGCAAGTTCAGTCCGATCAGCCCGCACGAACTCAATAATATCGTCATGGGTAATATCCAAATGGGCAACAATCGCGCCGTTCTTATACGTTCCGCCTCTTCTAAGTGTTTCATTTAATGTTGAGTAGATTTTTGCAAAGGATACAGGTCCACTAGCTGTGAGACCTTTTCCATTTTCATGTCCATTAGGACGTAGTTTTGATAAGTGTACTGCACACCCTGCTCCATTTCTGAGAGCATGAGATGCGAAGCGCCAAGATGCTTCTATCCCCTCCGGTCCTTCCATCGAATCCTCGACGACAAACACGGTGCACGAGACAGGCAGCCTTGATTCAGGGTTATCCAGCCATGACTGGACCCGACCTGTACGGGATATAAACGATGTTGACATTAGACTAAATCTGATAAATCTGGTGGTTGATAATTTGGTCCTTTTAATACTTTACCGTCTTCCCTAGTGATAGGTTTACCATCATCGCCTAGTTTAGACATATTACTAGTATGTACTCTATGCATAGCTTCATCTAAATCCCAGCTCATATTAGCTGCATATTGATAGCATACATAGACAAGATCAGCTAATTCCTTTAAACATTCCTGAGGAAACTGAGGTGTTGAACGAAATAACATCCCGTCCGCCTCCAGAAATTCCTTGAATTCCTCCGTGATAAGGTTGCGCTGCCTGGTTCTCACCGGATGGGATTTCGAATTCGCTATCTGATAAGCTTTCCTGAACTCCATCGCTTGTGAAGACAAACGTGTCTGATGAGTAGTGTCCGGGTAAATCTTCACGGTTTCTTGATCGTTGGAGGTGGTTTCGTTCATTCTCTAAATAGTGGATTGCTTTGTTTAAATCAGATAGATGATCGTTGTAAGATCCTTTGTGCCTATAACGGCAAATATATTTTATAGCATTACCTAAGTGGAAGTTGAGTCCTTTATCACGAATAAAATCCCAGACTTCGATAGATCCTCTTTGGTAATAGCTTGGTCCGTAGGTGGTTTTGGCCATTTTTTAACTAAATTAGTAAGAGAATTGGCTAATACAAAATTCTGCTCTTGTAATGCCATAAATACTGTAATTATATCTTCTTTTTGTGTCTCAGGTTTGACTAAATTGTCATACAGCAGTCTTAACTTTAGATCCTGTTCCATCGTCAATTCGGTAATCGGCTTTGGGAGTCCAGGGAATTGGTTTGTTATTTTTGAAGTCATAATCCTCTGCAGTTAGTATTCTTGCTAGACGAGCATTTAATAAAGCGTCTTCTTCAGTTAAATCTTTATCTTCAAACATCTGTACTACAGTTTTCCAACTGTAACCTTTATCTTCAAAGATAGTAGTAGCTCTTTTGACGCCAATGCCAGGACAGCCAGAATAACCATCAGTCTGGTCGCCACTGCAACTTTGTATAAGATGCCACTTAGCTCCATCTACGTCCGTGATGAGTGTGAGATCATCAGTTAAATTGTATAATCTTCCTGGTATCTGTCGCATATCTTTATCAGGACTGCAAATAACATTGCCAGGATTTTTTGTGGCATAAATACCCATTGCATCATCAGCTTCAAGTGTAGGCATAATGATGACTTCATGTACATTTTTCAATGCGTTTATAACTCTTTTATAGCCGCAAGGTTTCTTTCGATTACGATGACCTTTGTATTCTGGTAAAATTTCTTTTCTAAAATTTATCGAATCAGAAAAGAATAAGATTACCTCAGGTACATCCCATAAGAAATGACCTTTTATCTTACTTATTTCTCTGACAACTGCTCTATGAGCATCTGAAAATTTACTTGTAACCAAAATTACATCATCACCCCAATCGATTTCAGTTTCCGCTGCAGCACAGGCTTTATAGACTATGAAATCAGCGTCGATCAGTAGTTTCATAAATTGTTAGTGGACTTCTGCCCAATTACTTCCCGACTTTGCTTCTGCAGCAATTGGGATTCGTAAATTATAAAACTCACCTGCTTGTGTAGCAGTAAGTTCTAATAAAAATTTCAGATCATCAACATAATCAGGTGTAGTTTCGTACTGAAGTTCATCGTGTACAAAAGCTAACTGATGAGTGTGATCTTTTAATGTAGCAAATGAATTGGCTAATACCATCCATCTTTTGGCGATCGTCGCCGAGGATCCTTGGATGAGGTAATTAAGGGCGACGTGCCCTTTGTCAACGCGGAGGTAACGACCGTCGATGGTACGGATCCTATTAGTTTTCGCACGTCGTTTAACAGCCTTAAGGAGGTCGGAAAGACCTTCAATGGCATCAACATACGCTTTGCGAATTTCTTTACCCTTTCGTTCTGCAGCTTCTTCGCTAAGAGAAGCATCGAAGGATGTTCCGAGTTTCTTGTCTCCGCTTCCATATAAAAATGCGTAGGTAACTGTTTTAACTTGTTTTCTAGTAATTCCAATTTTCTTAGCGTTTTCTGCGTGGATGTCTCCGTTAAGTATGATATCCGCGTATTTACCGCCGTCGTACCTAGCAAGATAATGTGCCAGCATACGTAACTCAATACCCGCAAGATCAGCCCCAACCATAACCATCCCTGGCGAAGGTAGAAACAAAGCCCTAAACCGTTCGTCACTTGGCACCTGCGCTAAATTTGGCTTTCGATGTGAACAACGATGTGTGGCACAACCTACAGAACAGTGATGATGAATGCGGCTAGCACTCGTACATAATTTGAGATAAGCGTTCACGCCTTCTGAGATCATCCCAAGCTTCTTCGTCAGATCCAAAAGTTTTAGACATTGCTTCGAGAATGGAGTGTTTATCTCGCTCAGTGTATTCTCGTCGATGATAGGTTTCCCAGTTGGCGTCATCTGGGTTGGTGTCCAGCCAAAGTGCGTCTGGAGTATCCATGCAATCTGATCTCGTGATGTAGGGTTAAATTCTTTTAATCGTTGTAGTTCTGACCCTTTGACATAACCTTGTGTCCGGTTATCTCGTTTAGGAGTGAACAACGCTCCTGCAACGTAAGGGTATTGTTTTCGAAGTAACTCAGTAGTTGTTTCCAGCTCTCGTCTGAGAGTTTGTTCAAGTTCTTGAGCTCTTTGTTCATCAAAGTACCATCCATGTAACTCCTGTTGAGTAAGTATTTGTGCTACCTGGTGTTCCATTTGGACCCACTCAGGTATGGGCGGAAGTGGTCGCATAGTTTTGTAGTAACAGCAACATCTTGTTCACAGTAATCTTCCATTTCTTGGGACCATTCAGACCAATCGGTAGTCTTACCAAAGTTCCCCTTGTATTCTCCGAGTCTATACCCGTAAGCTTCAAGTGAATGGCGTCCGTATAATTGAAGTGGCATGTGTTGCCAGTTTTTTTCCTTATCTATATCGAATAAATTCTGATGATATAACCTAGATAACAAAAGAGTATCAATAACAGTCCCCCTAAAATCAAACCAAGGGTAGATCCGCTTGATAATAGGTATATCAAAGCCGATAATATTGTGACCGATAATAACGTCAGCGCACTCCAACCATTGGATGCCCGTGTGGATGGCATAGTTACCAGCCATGGGAGCTTCTGTTTTAATGTCGAAGGTACCGTCGCTATATGGTTCATCATTGAACGACTCAGTCCTATTATCTTCACCCCAATGGAGTGATATACAGTGAATACGGGTGGCATCATTTAGTAATCCGTTTGTTTCTAAATCAAAAATAAGGGTGGTCACCGTCCTGTCCAGTGATAGGTTTTGTCTTTAAACTTTGCTTTTTCAATAGCTTCTGGTGTAGGTGGGTTAGGCTTGTTTAAAAATTTATACCATGGGTGTTCATAGTGTTCAAAAATCTGTGGCTGGGTTGAACGATGTGGATTCAGCTTCATGTTCAATAAATTTACAAGTGTTTAGATCGTATTCAAGTTTACAGGCTACACCTGTTTCGCCTGAATAGCGATTTTTAAGGACTCTAACAGTCGTAAGGCTTCGTTCTTTGTCGGCTTGTTGATCTCTCTCGAGGGCAACCACCGTATCGCTGATTTGAGCAATAGAATGAGATCCTCTGAGCTGTGAGAGGGCAACTCTACCTCCTTCTTCGTGTGCGTTTGTGTCATTATTACTTCGTCTCAGGTGGGAAACTAGGAATAGTGCAATACCGGTACGTTCTACTAATGACCTAAGTTTTGTCATAGTAATATCCAGCATTCGTCTTTCATCTCCCTCAAGACCACTTAAGAGAATTGAGAGGTGATCCAAAAATACCACCTTACAATCGAGTCCGGTCGCCATGTATTCGATTCTATTATATATGAGATCTGGATCATAACTTCCAAACCCATCAAAACAATAAAGATTCCAATTGGCAATACTATCTCTAAAGGAGGATTCAAGTTCTCTTTGTTCATGTTCTCCTATGTGCAGTGGTTTTCCGACTGCAACTGACATAAGTCCGAGTGCGGTTCTTCGTGTGTTGCTTTCAAGTTCCAATATCCCAACTGACTCCCCATGCTCACAAAGGTGAGCTGCAAGTTCACGGCAGAATGACGTTTTTCCGGTACCAGAGCCCGCAGTAATTGTTGTAAGCTCGCCATACCTGATCCCGTGTGTTTTATTTTGTAATCCTTTGAATGGATACTCATAGGCGCAAGGTGTTTGTGGTGTGGTTACTAGTTCTAATAATGAGTTCCCATCTATTATACCATCAGGTCTATAAGGCTTAGCATCCCATATAGCTCTACGGATTAATTCAGATTGATTATCCATTAAAGCTTCTGATGCGTCCTTGTATTGATCTAGCCTCGCAATCTTTGTTTTACCCGGTGGTAGAACTGTTGCCACTTTGTCAGCGGCATCTCGTCCGGCGTCGTCGTTATCAAAGAATAGAACAACTTCCTCATATCCCTGAAATAACGGGATTTGTTTTTGTATGTCTTTTTTTGCGGAACTTGCACCGTGAGGTAGAGAGACCATCGCCCAGCCTGGCATAGCTTCATAACAGCTAGCTGCATCTAGTTCACCTTCAGTAACAACAATGCGTTTACCAGTAGTAGGGAAAAGATGCTGACCGAATAGAGTATCAGTGGAAACTCCTTCATATATAAAATCTTTTTGTTTAGTTTTTATCTTTACTCCCTTCAGTATACCATCATTGGTATAATAAGGGAATCTTAAAGTGTTACCATCCCTATATATCTTATAAAATTTATTAGTCTTTTCAGATATATTTCTTTTCTGCAGCCGTTCGGCTGAGCCTGTTAGGTGGATAGTTTTGCTCATTTTGTGAGTGTGATTAACGTC